TAACGCCTAGAATAAGAAACGTGCCTATACTGAATACCAGATTTACAGAACGTTTATGCTCAGTACTCCATTGAATTCCGGCTTGAAGAAAAAACCAGACTACAAGAATGAGTCCGGCAAAAAAGTAGTTCATGACTTTTCTCCTTAGTCTACCGCATAATCCATCGCGAGAGTCAGAGCGGTCGAGCTATCCATACCGAGTTTTCTCAGCTCTGCCAGGATTGCATCCCGTTGCTTTTTGTCTTTGTTGTGAAGTGCCTTTGCCAGCTTGTAAATATAATTTTCCAGTTCTCCCATAAGGCAGTAGTCTCCTTTTATTTATTATTTATCCACGACGATTGAAGTCTCCTCTCCAATCGTCAAAGAATTCCTGCATGAGTTTATTATACTTTTTGCTGCATTCGGGACAAAGTAGCTTGGAACTTCCAATGTCGTGGTTTGCTTCCGGATAAACGGTGTTCCAGCCTTCTGCCTCTTCGAATTTATCGAATCTGGTGAAGCCACCATCGGTCTCTCCTTCTCCGATTTTCTCGAAGAACGAAGTTGTTCCGCACCGATCGCAAATATAATATTTTCCAAGCTTAGTTGACATTTGTTTTCTCCTGTTCTCTATTATCGATTCTTCTTTTCCATAGCGCATCTACTGCATCTTTGGCCCAGAGTTTTTCTACTTTTTCCATAACAGCATCTGCTTTTTCTTTTTCTTCTTTACGTTTTAGATTTTTATACCAGTATCTATAACGTATTGTATCCGGAATTGAAAAATAAAATCTTATTCTATTGCTCGTATTGTAACATGTTTCGTCCCAATACGAATAAGAAAAACATCCTTCGTAAAAATCTACTTTTTCAGGCGCGTTTTCATATATAGTAAGAAATTTATCGAAAGAAATGCGCCGAGTGCTGTAGAGTTTAGACTCGTAATAAACTGAGAAAAACCATAGGATGCAGTATATAACGAGCGCACCGAGTGCTATAATTAATATAATATTAATCAGCATTTACTTTCTCCTGCTTCTCTTTTGACTCGATCATCCAGCCAAGATAAACCTGAGCTTTCTTCAGATCTTCGAGTCCGTTCTTTTCACGGAAGCGCCAGATATATTTCATGACGTTTCCTTTGCAATAGCCCTGGAATTCCTCGGGAGTCATGCTGGCTTCAATGGCCTTGATACACTCGATGCCGCCCTGGCAATAATGAGATGGATGCATAACAGTATCGGATTTGGTCGTTTCTTTCTCATTTTGTTTCTTAAACGTATCCAGCGAGGCATTATTACGCTTTAGTATGCGATATCTACACATAGTCTGCTCATTCTTTAGCAAATTATCGGCTTCGATGCATCTATGTCCATAATTGTTTTCGAAGATATCATTTCTGCAGACTGCATCATCGTCAAAAATACAAAAGTTCATCTCTCATTCCTCCAATCGCAAAATCCTTCGAACCACTCGTTATGAACGATCCCTAGAAATATCAGCCATTTCTTCCACCATGGGAACATCCAGGCCAGATTCTTCCACTCCAGCCACCTGTTCCAGCGATGAATTAGTTTCTTCATCGTCACATCCCTCCTTTTTTCGAATCTGCAAAATATAATCACGAAGGTCATAGTCAATAGACTTCGGATGGTAGATCGGGAATTGCTGTTTGCCCATATATTCCATATTGATATCCCATAGGCCGATAGCACCGTTGAACGCTCGAAGATCTTTTTCGTTATTGGTTTTAATATATCGATTAACAAGTCGTATTGCCCATTCTTCTTTCATACCAAGCCTTGGACAAAATATAGCAATGGGAATGTCTTTATATCTGCGATGAATCTTCAGCTTTTTAAACTCGACACGCACACCCTCATGCGTGCTTACCATTACTGTATAGCCTTGGCATGCTAAATCCATTGCCAGTTTGCAATATATTGATTGCCAATTCATAGGTGATATTTCTCGACCTTGCTTATCATGTGAAAAATAGCTGCTTTCCAGATCGATGCAGTTGTTCCATCCCGCAATTGAGCTCTTTCCTATTCCAGGATATCCGCAGATAATTAGTCCTTTTTTCATTAGTCCGCCCCACGATTGAAAGCATTTACTTGTTCCTTGAGCATATAAGTCATATTTCCTATTTCTTCAATAAGTTTCCTCTTTTTACTGATGTTGTCATGTGCATCAAAATTTATAACATGAGCTATTTTAAATCCGGTTATATGTCTTAATTCAATTTCGATATCCACATCGTACTGGTTAAATTTTAATCGATTGAAACTGATTTTTATTCCAGGATTTCTGGTTACGTACTCCATAAGCCAATCATCGAATGACATAAAATCGCTTAATTCATCATATTGCGGATACATCACAGCCCTCCTCGCTTTGATCTCTGGCCTCTATGATAAGCAACCTTCACGGGATCCTTTTTACGGTTTTCGACCTTATCGAAGTAATATAATACGCTTACATGTTGTCCGCACTCAGGGCAATCGACCATCTGCATTCCGTCGTCGGCTAGATGTACGTGTCTGTGATCAATGTAAATCGGGTACCCGCAGAAATGGCACTTAACAATATCATTCTCGTAAAGAGACTTCGTTAGATGCTGACCGCCTTCAACAATATCTCGAACGATTGGAAACTTTACATTGACTTTCTCTGTCATCATGCTTCTCCTTAAATAAATACTACTTCTCTTCGACGATTGGTATATGCATTGAACACGACGGTTTTTCCAGAGAGTTGACGCATGTAATCTTCACATGCTTCTTCAAATGATAAATAATCAAGCGACAAACCGAGCATCGGTTTTCCGTTTGATGATAACATTTCGAATGGGACAAAACCAACTATAGCATTAAGTTTTTCTTCATCGATTTCGATGTTTTCCATATTAATCCTCCTCCACTGGCGGTCTTTTATCTCTGAATTTATGCTTCCTGTTTTCTTCGCACCACGGGCAGCCTCTGTGATTCCTGCAGCTTGGATCAATCGCCTTTGATCCACGATACGGCTTCCGGTGCTCTTTCTTATGCTCTATGGCTTTGTCAAGAGACATTTGTTTGGCCTCCTTGAAAAAAAGAAGAGAAGCTGTTAAGCCTCTTCTTCGATCATTTGTTTATAATCTACAAGCACATCTCGTGCGTCTATACAGCAACCTCTGATATAACGAATTTTCCGTTCACGTAATAAGTTAATTTCTGGATCTTCGTCGCTAAAGACTTCACATATTATGTTGTATGCTTTTTCAAGATGATCATCGATCTCTTTAATTTTTCTAACTTTCTCTTCTTTTGTCATGATAATTACTCCTTTTTATAGTGTAAGGATTCTTATCCTCCATTATAGGAGCTGTTAAAATTGCGATTATTCCATATGAGCCTCTTCCCACTGCTTCTTAGCATCATTCACCATCTGGACGTTATCCTCGTGAAAATATCCACCGGCTTTTTCAATAGCAAAGATGATCTCTTCAATGGCCTCATCGGTGTTTCCTTCTCTCAGGAACCGCAGCGCATTATTAAGCAGATCGCATGAAGGATATTTTCCGAATAACGCATTTTTCTTCTTTACGTTCATTCCGATATACCTCTCAGGGCCTTTTCAAACTGCTCTTCGCCAATTCTTTCCTTAATCTTCCAGCAGTCGGAGCAAATATAAACGTTTCTCCATTTTCGCAGAGGTGATCTCTTACCGGCTCCGCAGCAGATACAGAAAACTCGCGCTTTGGTTCTCGGGTCTGTTTTCTTATATATGCCATCGAGCATTTTCTGAAACGATTCTTTGGCAAACTCACAAGTATAGCACGAATCAGAGTATGCCGTATTACACTCTCCGCAGGTTTCAAATGGACATACTGGTGCTTTTTCCGGATAATTAACTGTGATATGCTGTTCTACATACCGATGAAACATGTCATTTACGAAATCGTCACTGAGATTATGGGTATTAAAGTTTGTGCCAGCGTTCGCCATAAAGTACCGATCCCTCCTCATATTTGAGTTCTTCAATGGATCTGACCCTTGTTTCTTTACCATAGTGCTTCTTTAGCATATCGACCGCTCGATCTCTGTCATATGCGAAAATGTATCCGGCAGAAGCATGATACTCGTGATCTTTGAGAATTGCGAACATGGCAAAATATAATTTGAGATTCTGTACAGAATCAGGTTCTTCAACAAGCCTATTATCGGCAATTACAAAACCTTCCTGAAGCAATTTTTCCACTTCATCTGGAAACCGGTTATAACCTTCGCAATAAGTGTCATGAACAAGTCTTTTTATTATCTTATCGGGCTCTTTTTTAACCAGTTCGAATTCTACAATCATTTTTTACGTCCTTCCATCGATCGTTACGGTTGCAGAAGTAGGCAACTTCGAGAATTCATCATCCAGGAACTGTTCGAGTTCCATCTTGCACTGATCGCAGAACTTCAGCCCTCTGCGGTAAATAGTTCCGTTTTCATCTTTGCATGGCTTAGAAATCTCATACTTTCCAGCGCCGTAGGAGTCCTTCTTTACCTGAGTTCCGCACCGATCACAAAGCCAAATAGTCATGATTTGTTTCTCCTTTTCAAATATAAAATTAGAGGACCTGTAAGTTACAAGTCCTCTTTTGTTTAATTTTTGCGCATGAAGTATTTTTCGAATATACGATTAACAGATTCATTACTTAAGCCGCATAGATCAGCATAAGGTTGCAGATGTTTTCGTATATCTTCGCAATATTCTGAATATCCGTTCATTCCATATTCATAAAATGATGGACAATCTGGATCTTCTGTTGCCATACGATAACAGTTTTCTTCAAACTTATTTAGATATATGTGACGATTATCATTGCTTAAATCAGTCCAATCATAATCCATTTTTCTTCACCTCCATTATAGGAGGTGTAATTATTGCGAATTATTCCATCCAGCTGAGATCTTCAGGCTTCTTTTCTTCTTCAGCAGCCTTCGGAATATCAATGGCCTTTTCCTTCTTAGGTTTCTCGTGCTTTTCCGGCTGCTTGGCTCCGGACACAGGTTTTACTTCCGATTTCTTCTCGGGCTTCGGAGTATCTACCTTCTGTTTCGGCGGATCAATCTTATCAACATCCACGCCGTTGAGTCTGCCAATCAGATGCTTTAGACTCATGCCGAGACTTCTCGCAATCTGACTGTCCGATCTTCCCTGCCGTCTTTCTTCATATACGTATGCGTTAAATTCTTTATCGGTCATGATTTTATCCTCCTGCGAATATATTTTTCAAGTAGCAAGGGTCGTATAACCTACCTGCGCTTGTTCATTTACGTCTCGAGTATCCGTGCAGAAGAATACACCATTGTGCACTGCAAAAATATCACGAGCAATATACTCAGCGAGTGTTGACTTCATACCATTCAGATCGCCAAGATTATCATTGTAGTACTGAACAACCTTCTTCTGGAAGACAACGAACACGGCGTCAAAGCCCATCATGTTTTTGATTGTCCTGGTAGAAGAAAACAGTTCGTTTCCGTTGAGTGCATGACAATATTCGATGTTATAATTTTCTTCATTGTTTGCAGTCTTAAAGAACAGCTTGACATCTTTCATTACCTCATTTGCCGGAACAACTGTAATCAGTAGTTTAACCCCGCCAAAATCAACCTCGCTGTTTAGCAGATATGTAAGAGCTTCTGCCTTATGCTGGGTACGAACCAGAACCTTAATATGTTTTTCCTCTGTGTCGTAGAGAACCATCACATCCGGATCTTCCGCGAAGAAAGCTACCATCTCGTTGTAATATTCGTCCCAAGGGGCCACCAGATTAACTTTTGCCATTGTTGTTTTCTCCTTTTAAAATATAATTTTTATTCTTTTACTAAATAGCCAGCATGAATGGTATATGCTTTTCTATCATCGTCCATATCCATCCAAAGTAAATAGGCTCCGATAAATGAATTTTTGTAATATAACTCGGCACGTTGTACTATATCGAATGAGGTGCTAGTAGAAGGAAACTCCCATAATAGAAAATCATCCGGATGTTCCACAAGATCTTCAATCGAAAGTCCATTTTGTTCGAGGATTTTAACGATGATATCATCTATTATTTTGCCAGACGTTTTCTTAATATTATCTAATATTTGTTTGGTATAATCAATAAGTTCGTTCATTTACTTTTCTTCTCATATCAGCTCTGCATTATCGTCATCTTCATTCGGATGTGTATTTACGGCTTCCAAATAGTCCTCGTCAGTCCATTCGCCATTTTTCATATTCCAAACGGGACAATTTCCAGTAAGGCATTGATCATACGGACAATCAAGGCATACCGTATCACAAGCTTCATGAAGTGTCAGGGTGTACTCATCTTCGGTTGAAGTATTCGCAAGATCGGTAAGCTTGGAACTGACTTCTTTCAGATTATCCGAACAATGCTTAAACAGTTCATAGCTTTGAGAATATCTCTCTTCGCAACCTTTCCAGCATTCGAGAAGCTTTGTGTTCATATCGACAATTGAATCATACTGCCCTCGCATAATCTTGTAAGCATCGCAAATAGAATCGTAGCCAGAATTAATCGAATCGCATATTGCATTTTCGTTAGCAAACAATTTTTTCATAGCATTACTATGATTAGTAATCTGATCGCTGCATAAATCGAAAGCATGCTTGGACAACTCTTCCATATCCATAAGAGATTTCACCGCAGACAGCAGTTCATGGATGATCCAGAACATAATAAGTGTTAAACAAAGGTTCAAGAAAAGCAGAGAGATGATAATTACGGTTGTAATAGGCATAAATCTTTCTCCTTTACAAAATATAGTGTTATTTCCTTGTATCTTCGCCTCTGGCCTTTTTATCGAACCACTTTTCAATATCGCTCACGTTGGTTCCCTTCGGCCAGCCAAAGAATTCCTCCTTGATTCGCCCGGCAATGTCAGTCGGAACATCTTTAAGAAACTTTCGAACTTCATTGTAATTAGTCATTTTTGTCCTCCAACTTTTTATCTTTCGTCAACCATGATATCAATTCATCTTTACAAGCTTTGCAAAGCTCATATTGTTTAGTCTCACTTGGATTTATAACTCTTCGCTTAATATTTCCATCGCCTTGAACACCAGTTTGGAAGGGGCCAATATCAAGATGCACTAGACACATGTCTGATGGTAATTCACTATTTTTTATGTCAATTTTTAAATCAAGTCCATATTGAATTATTTTTCCACAGCGATCACAAATTCTCTGAAGCATTGTTATTCTCCTTTAAGAATTTTCGAATCTGTTCATGGTTTGTCATTTATTAGTACGTTCCCATCTCAACGCGATCAGGATGTCTCATATAAGAGTATTCTTGATATGTTGAAATATCATCGTCCTTTGGCTTTTTCTGTCTGGTTGCAGCTGTAGGCTTGGCCTGCTCTTCCGTCTTTGGAGCTTCCTTCATTGTGACAAACTCATATTGTGGAGCCTCGCCATCAAGCAAATATAACGCATATCGAAGACCATTACGAAAACCGACCATATACTCGTCTGTTCCATTTGATGATTCGATCGCGAACTCATTTTTTGAATATAAACTGATCGGGTCGATAATTGATTCGGCAGTCTTTTCATCAGTAATTTCCAACTTGATGTCAAGAGCTTTGAGTATTTTCAGTGCCGCTTTTGTAGATCCTTTGCGCTTTCCGGTCTCGAGACGGCACACGGTAGCTGCCGAAGTATCTGATAGTTTGGCAAGGTCTCTACATGAAAGCCCCTTACGAATACGTTCTGTGCGAATGATGCTTCCGATTTCTTCTACTGTCATGTTGTTTCCTCCAATCTCATCAATTTCGCAACTCCACCAGGATACTTCTCATCAAACCAATGCCAAATGTCCTCGCGGTCAGTTCCTTTCGGCCACCAGAGAAATGGCTCCTGAATGATTCCATCATCATCTACCGGAATATCACAAAGTTTATCCCAATATTTTTCAAGAATCTCTGAGGTTCTGAATACAACGCCATTAGGTTCAATCGCTTTTATTTCTGATTGCACAAATTCAGCCATTAAGTTTCCTCCATCATAATAAACTCAGTTTCGCGTATTTGCCTTATGCTTTATTTAATTCTCATTTTTACGATCGTCTCTGGTAGTTACCAGCTCTGTTCCACATTTCGGGCAATATAGAAAATCTTCATAGAATATCGCATAGATTCCTTTGCACTCCGGATTCGGACACACTCTGCGAATTTTGCAGTTATGCTTGAACTGTGTATGAAGATGATATTCCAGTTGCCGCATAAGACTGCAAGCTTCTTCAGTTGCAAGCCACGCTTCATCTGAGTCGTCTTTTGTAATAATGTGACCAGGACGACAGATAGAACGTATTGACAGACGAATATTAGTCATGCAACGGAAAAAATTATCTTCTGTAAAAGGAACTTTTATGTTTTCGTTTCTGTTTCCATTCTGGTCATAAATTCTTTCCCGTACATGCATCATAAAAGTTTCAGAGCTCATACTTGTTCCTCCATCGATCTGTAATAAAGCTCAAAGGTCGGCGATTTTATAATACCAAATAATACAAGAAGCTTATGATACCATGGATTGATGCATCGTTTTTGCCATTGATTCCATAGTTTTAATCTTTTCAAATTGCTCATTTGCTTTTCTCTAATTCTTTAAGATGGTCGCAGAACTTTTGAAATTCTGCCTTGCGTTCGGATAGTGTTTGAAAGTTCCATGTTGCTGGATAATCTATTCCTCCATCTTCCCCTTCTAAAAAATACCAATCCGGTTCTCCTCGAAAATAATTATTGGCAATTTCGATTTGACCTTCATATGTCTTACCTATAGCAAAATACTCAGAAAGGAGCTTAAACTCACTTTCATTGTGAATATAAGCTCCTTCAATTTTCCACTCTGGCTCACAGATAATAAGACTTTTCCTGACAAGTTTGTCTAATTCTATAAAACGATCAAAATGCGTCATCAATCGTCCTCCATCGTAATAATTCAAAGTCCTCGATATAATCTACGAATTGAACTATCAAGTTTGTGCTGTTTAAAACTATACTTATAATTATTGTCGCTACAAAATTCTTCGATTTTAAATGGAATTATGTAATGATACGTGTCTCTGGTGCAAAGAATTCTCATAGGTCCTCCATCTAAAAATCTAGAATCAGGTCCCAGATTCAATAATCCAAAATACTCTATAAATTTTGCAATAAGACCGTTATCATTATCGCCTTTAAATATATGAGGAACAAACACTATGTCGTTTCCATATTCAAGTTCAGCAAATGACACATTTTCTATTACCATTATTCCTCCATCGATCTGTAATAAAGCTCAAAGGTTGGCGATTTTATAATGTCAAATAGTACAAACAGCTTATGATACCATGGATTACTGCACCTTTTTCGCCATTGGTTCCATAGTTTTAATCTTCTCATGTTTACTCCATTGCACTTCCGATAATATAGCACATCTTCTTATACTTTGCTTTTCCTATTGAACGGCACTTCAATACGGATCCGTCTTCTAGTTTTCTTTTAATATTATCTTTAGTCAAATCTCCATGACACACGGTGATAAGCGCATCTATCATGCTCATGCTTAGGCCTTTTTTGCGCCAGTAGTTCAGAAAGCCGCTCCTGTCAACGAAGAAACCATTTTCGTATACTATATACGACATTAATAGTTTTCTTCCATCGTAATAAACTCCGAATATGGCATAGTCTTGATCCAGTCGCAATACTGATGCCATTCTGTGAGCTTGTGATCCTTCCTCTGCCGATACTGTGCTGCCAGAACTTCATAGTTCAGATCGATCATCCGTTTCTGGTTATAACTTGTCGGAAGAAGCCGGATCATTTGCCACCAGTATTTCTTATCCTTAGTTTTTAGGAATAAATCTCGAGCTTTATTAAGCATTTTTATTGTTGCTTTGAGAATATCAAGCGGATACTCTTCCATTTCTCCGTTGCCATCGTCACAATTTGTGAAAGGATAGATCCAACAATCTTCGTCGGCATTTTCGGAATTAAGAAAATCGCATTCGAGCAAATGCTCACACGAAAAATCCTCCAGCGTAAATTCCTTTGCCTGAATCTTATGCATAGTGCTGCAGGAGTTGCTGACAGTTCCGACTTTGTAAGTCTCGAACTCCTTCCACCAATAAAGAGGCGCCGTCACATCCATCTGGACATGAACCATGCGCCTCCATTTTGATTCCTCAGTTCCACCCTTGCAGAGATTCATGAGGAGCTTGTGATCGGCAGGACCAATAATATTTTCACCGTTTGTTCCATCATCGTAGTTAGCAATTGGATTAATCATATGACCAAGAATATCATAATATGTCGAGCCATGAAGAAATGCACTATCCGACTTCGCTCTGCTGTTCATTGGATTTCTACAACCAGCGATTGCCATTTTCCATCCAAATACTTCTGTGTTTTCAATTTTAATCATCTATATGCCTCCAATGAATATTTTGAGCAGCATCGCTTACGGTCGTTCTGTCAACGCCAAATTTTCTTGCTAATGCTGCGAAACCATAATTGCGATCATTCTTTTTATATACCTGGCGAATATAACGAACGTCGTCTTCTGTCAGTTTATGAATTGGATTACTTTCTCCACGCATTAGAGATTCTAGCCCATTAGAAAATGCGTGCTTTAAATTATCAGAACGTGTACACCATTCTAGATTTTCAACATGATTATCTGTTTTAATTCCGTTAATATGATTCACTTGTTCGAGATTATTTTCATTAGGGATAAAACATTCTGCGATTATTCTATGAATATCTCGATTCTTTTTGTTGATAATTGTATGCCGGTATCCGTCTCTGCCTATAGCGCCCTCCATCATATGTCCATGAAGGTTATAAATATTTCCAGATGGAAACGCGGCATAGTGATCTTCAACAATTTTCCCGTCCTCAAGATTGTCGCCATTAAGCTCGATGGCATGCTTAAATCTATTTATTCGGTAATCATTTACTGCGTTTTTAGCATCATCTTCATATTCATACGTGCCAAGATTTATACTTTTAGATTTCTCACTAACAAATGTTTCATATTTTTGATTTTCAGTTTGCCGATAGCTTTTTGCAGGAAGATTCTTTATTGCATCTTCTATTTCAGTCATTTCAATCCCCTTCTCAATTCAAGCGTTTTCCATACTTTCCTTCCGCTCTAAGAAGTTCCACATCTATTTCCATCTCAGGATTTCTGACATACATTCTTTCATCCGGCGCCATTTCTCTGGCTTTCATCAGAAGTTCTTTGCCGATGAAACCTTCCATTGTTTTGTCATCAAGGGTATAAAAAATAACAGGAGGAGTGCATACATTATCGTAAACAATAAACTCCTTCTTGCCAAAATTCATTTTGTCATGGTTGTATTCATCTTCAGTAATTACAAATGGTTTCATTGATTTTCTCCTCTTCAAATATAATCCTTACAGATTCGGCACTCTTCATCCCTTACATCTATCATTGCGACCATGCTCTCATGAAAAACTCTGCCATCACGAAAGTCATTCCATGTATAAGTATCCATGTAATAGTCTCCATCGAGTTTACAAGGATAACTTTTCACGAATTTCATTAGCTCGTCTTTGGTTACAATCTCCCAGTTCTTCATATTAATCTCCCTTCCAAAGCATGGGACTTCCATCGGGATTGAGCAGTACCGTAAAATTACCGGCATTATAGCCTCCGCAAGATATGGCATACATAACTTTAGTATCGCGATGGTATACAATTCGATATGCGTCCATTCCGCTTCCTTCGACGATAATAAACATCGAGACGGGTTTCTGCGGTTTCTCGTCTACTCGCTCAATTGGTGTTCCGCATCCAACAAGGAATAACGCAAATATCACGCAGAGTAGCGCACAAACGATTCGTTTAGTCATTTAAGTCTCCTCTCTTATTGCTTCTATCGACACCTTTATAACCGCCATGCTTTTCGACAAGCTGCTCAACGACATTTACCGGAACATAGCCATAAACTGTGTTGGTATAATCGTCGCCCTCAGCATATTCATTGATAAGTTCATCCTCTTCCGAAGGAAATCCAAGTTCGACAGATTCGTATGGCGTATAATGATCCGTTTCAAAATTCCTTGGAGTTTCACTCGATAACCAGTATTCACCATTAATAACCTGCCATCCATCCTCATTCTGCCACTGTGTATATCTTGGATGACAGTATGTGAATTCACTTGCTTGGACTGATACAGAAAACCCATCATTACAGGCAATTCTTGGACGAACTTTCTGAAATGCACGTGTTCCAGAAATCATATCAGAAATAATATCCAGATCGATTGTCTCTTTCAGCCAATAATTCAAATCAAAACTCATTTTTGTTCTCCTTTCAATCTTCAAATCCATATGTTTCTTTCATCGCTGCCAGAGTTTGCTTTAACGTTTCATATTCCTCGCGTTTTTGTTTAATTCGTTCATCGTCATATCTTTTTCGAATTGCATCGACTTGCTCCGCGTCTGTCGGATACCAGTCTTCTAACGAAATCGATTTCCAACGTATTGGGATTCAAATAATTCGAATAAGTATTTGGCTTTTTGCCAAGACGGTCTTTAAGAATATATCCAATTCCAATAAGAGCAATAGTCTTATACATTTCTATAATTGTTCTCCTTTCAAATATCACGATCTTCTTCCGCTTCCTGCTGCGCCAACATGTTTTTCTCGCTAACATCACAGTTTCCAGGATGCTCCAGAGTTCCGGCGCGAGCTCTGACTTCTTATTGTTCTGCACAAGCTCGCTAATCTGACCTCTGAGCATCAGATACTTTGTCTTCCAATAACTCTTGGCACTGTCAGTTCGGATATGCGGCATCGTGAGGTCAAATATCATACGATATTCCTCTTCCGTAAGACGGAAGCGCTTTTTGATTGTTCCGACGGTTTTTGCCGGATTCTTCAGAATATAATCCATGATCACGTTTATGGCTGTAATTTCATCGGGGTCAAGAACTGTCAAGCTCATATGGCGCCTCCTTAATCGATTATTAATTACTTTTCCTTCTTTTCGTCGACATCCGTTTCATCATCTCTACCCATCAGAAAATACAATCTTTCGAGAGTAAGCCCGAGCGATCCAGCAATGGCCCGATCGCCCATTCCTCTAAGATGCTGCTGATTTACAAATGCATTGAGTTCTTTGACTGTCATTTTATGTTCCTCCTAAAAATAATTAATGTTTTCTTCGTCCAGATTTATGCCATTCGCTAAGCCAGCATTCTTCAATCAAATACTCCGCGGTTTCCTGTCCGATTGTGAAACCTAGCGAATTCTTTGAATTCATTAGCGCATAGGTCTGCATCTTATTTGAAAATGCATCAAGCAGCTCTATCGGAGTCAGTTTGAATGGAAGATCGTTTGACTTATCGATGACGTTCAATATTTCCTTACATGCCCATTTAGCATACGAGTTATCAACAAACTTATCGCTGTTAACAAATGGATGCGTATACTCAAGTTTATCTAAATACTCCTGCGTAATATTCCTTAAGTCCTTAATCGTTACCATACTCTTCTCCTTTCCTTAAGTTTTAGGCATAAAAAAAAGGAACCCGGACTAACGTTTTGTCTTTGCTTGTTAGTTCGAGCTCCACCTCCCTATTAAAGAGGCTGTTTAATTTGCGAATCTCAAAAATATAACTCCCAGTCCTCTTTCTTCAAAGGCTTCATTCGTAACGCCCACATAATTTTTCTGAGTTCAAATATCGGATAGTCTTTTTCTGTTGCATGCGATATAAAAAACTCAGCGAAATTTGGAGAAGTGTAAATATCATTCGCAATCCATGAATCAACCGCATCCCAGGAGCATTCTTTTCGTTTGGTATCGAATTTTTTCTGAGTTACAATGATTCCGTGTCCTCGTTCCAAATATAACGTTCCACCACGATAAACTGGATGATCCAAATCAATCGGCTCTCCAAAAACTCGAACGCAAATATCAGGCTTTTGATAGTAATATTTCATGCCTGCGGGATTTCGAATCCGATTTTATTCATAGGTTTCTTTGCCGGCTCGGGCTGAATGCCAATATCTCCTTTCTTTTGACGCTTTTCGTTTTGATTACACTTCCGGATCTCTTCATGCAGGAATTCCAAGCCTTCGTGAATACCAAGACAAATGTGGTAGATTCCAATGTAG